ATCGACGCCGCAGTAGAAAATGCTAATGAATGTTGTTCTAGGTATCGTCGCGCTCTTCGCGCTTCTGACTCAACTTCTTGTTTTGGGATGGTTGCAGCGACTTGTGAGGACACAACGGGTTTCGATAGCTCTTCTCCTAGAGCTAAACCATTTGTTGTCGATCGCTGCAGGAGGTCCTCAAAAATCTGAAGTAGCTCATCGGATCCATCAGGAGGCAAGAGAGGAAGTAACTGGTAGTCCTGAACTGCTGTCGCTTCAGACTGAAATTGACCGATTCGTAACTCAGTCAGGATACGACCTTGAAGAGTTCTGAAGTAGCGATCCAAGATTGCAGCGATTGCAGCCGCAACCTCATCCTCCATCTCTATAAGTCGTTCTATCGACTCTTCAATAAGCTCTTCCACTTGGTCACCATTTTGTGCGTGAGGACCAGTAGGCCGCGCTCATCTTTCCTTTCTTAATGTTCTTGGCATGGCGAGCCTTGAATGATTCCCGCCGCTTACGGCTGGCTTCTGACTCGCCCTCACGCTTTGGGCTGCCTTTGACCCCCTGTTGACCAAAACGTATCAGCTTGACCTTGCTTCCTTCCCTAGCGAGCACGGCATGCGATTTGGTTGGGTGGTCTTTGGTAACGATCGGCTTGTTGTAGTCAGGGAAAGTAAGCCCTGCGTATTCAATGCCGTCCGCACGGTCATAGGTGCCAATCAGATGTTGAACGTCGAGTTCATGGAGCTGAACAACCCCATGCACCTCATCGTCTTGGCAGAAGTGCTTCAGCGCACTGCTGGCGGACCTGGATGAGTAGAAGCCCATTAGCAGGGGACCCTCCACCAATGTGGAGTCCTCGCGCTTTAGATAACCCCGATAGAGCTTTTTGTCGTGGTAACGGCTGCCTACAAGCACAATCGGCTCAGCATCGTTGCGCTGGCCATCGGGATGCACAACGGTGGCAACCCGGTACATGCCGTTATTGGGAGACGCTTCGAGGGTTACGCCGCACATCTGGATGTAGTCGGTCGCGTCCTGTACGGCTCTATCTGCCTCTACCTCTACCTCTGCCTCGTTCTCCCCCTGCTCTAGGGCTTTTCGCTGGCCCTCGAAGCCTTGCAGGGCTGCCTCATGCTCCAATTCACGCTTGGCAAGTAGACGTGCCTCTTCCTCTTCGTGAATGACGGTCTCAATGTTGTAGGAAGTGCCGCCGTAACGAGAGGCGCGAACCTCCATAGCCGTCAACACACCCGCCTGCATGTAGATCTGATCGGTAAGGGCTACCTGCTGGCGGAGGTTGGCTCGGTCGGCGTCAGAGGTTGCGAAATACGGTGGGAAGTGAACGGTCCAGTCGTCAGGCAACTGCCCCTTGGTCGGTCCATCAGCCATCGACATGATGATGGTGAAGTATTGGGTAAGTACCCGCCGCAGGCTGTGGTTTTGGTAGCGCTCGATCGTCGCTGCCCACACCTTGTCTTCGTACTTACCGCTTTCTGAAAGACCACCTGCTGGGCTGGTGCCAAAAAGCAGAGGCTTGGGCATATCCGCAGCTGCGACTAGATCGTCCAGCAAGCGGTCGAATATGTCTTGTGCGCCCCCCAGAGACCTTGCCGCGAAGGAGACTTCCTCTTCGGTATCCAAGGCCATTCCCCCATAAATGGATCGGCTGAGGGCGTTGGCTTCCAGTCTTTGCTTAAGAGCGGACTCCTTACCAGCTGTGATTTTGTTGGCGAGCCCAGGGATTTTATGAACGAATAGATCCATCTCGTTGAGCATTGTCGCCAGCCCGTCGGTGGCTCCCCTGTATCGCTTCCAGGGCTCATAAAATGGCTGGAGGAATGAGAGACCCCATCCGTCGTTGTAAAGCCGTTGCTTCCAGGGAAGGAAAAGTCCGTCAAAACGAAGCACGCGGCTGCTATGCACAAGCAGGTATTGCAGGTCATTGCTATCTGAAAGCGATTTATTGGTGCTGATCCGGTAAAGGTCAGGGTTCCGATAGTTCAGGTAGTTGTAGTCGTGAGGCTTCAGCTCACGTTTCGACAACGGAACTAAATCGACGATCCGGCGTACACGGCTGATGTCCATCGGTTGGTCTGGTTCCAGCCCGTCGTCACACACCATGAAGATGCCTGCACCGCCATAGATGCGCTGGAGCTTCAGGGCCTCTTCGATGAAATGAAAGACAGACTCCTCTTCAAGGTACTTCTCAACAGAGCGAACAATGTCTTCGTGCCCCTCATCTTCCTCCGCGAATGTGATCGTCGGGGGTTTGGCGAGTGCTGCCTCTGCAGGAACATCAACCACGCGCCGACACAGAGGGTCGTAATAAAGGGCCTCCAACTCCGTCTCACTCATGTGGGACTCGATCTGCAGGCCGTAGTAGGCGCTCTTATCTCGCTTTGTACCCAGACCAGTAATGGCGTTGATCAGTACGCCATCAGCCCTAATTTCAGAGTTATCGGAAGTTTCAGCCAAACTATTACACTTAACTCATTAACTCCACATTAGCGATCATTTTATTCAGAAATTCCACTTTTTCCTTGTGGTAATTGAGTTGATCGACGCAGGCATGCAGCAGATGAGCACGAAACAACTCATACCCATCTGGTTCTTCCAGATACTCAGAAACTGTGTCCGACATGGTGGTCAACATTCGGTCCCTATAAGCAGCAGCTGACTTAAAGACGTCGGCACCCAAGGCCTCATTCTTCTTGGTTTCCCACACTTCGTCTTGGCGAGCAGTGTTCATGGTTATGTATATGCTGACTTGTTTTTAGCGCAGAAACTCGGCTTTTAGACCAAATCCAACCAGTCGGCCGTTGGAGTCGTAGCAACGACTGAACAAGCCAACGCCAAAGCCATAACGGAGTCGTCGTGTGCCCCCTCACCTGCACGGCGGTCTCCGTTATCCATTTGTTGGAACATCAGCAGCTCCTGGAAGAAAGGATCACGGGGCAGCATTAGTTCCTCACGTTCAAGCAGGTAGGCGACACGGTCTGTGTTGCTGATTTTGTTTGGCCTGTTGGTGTTATACGGCTCGACCATGTACTTCGCGAGCTTCATCGACAGAACCTCCGAAACCACTGCGCCAACACCGTTTTTCTCGATAATTACTTTTGCAGGTGCAAAGTCCTCTGCCTGTTCGATAATTTGTTTTATGCAATAATCACTACTTTTATGGCGCATTCTGAAGACGTTCACCACACGGTATGGAACGCGGGTAACGTCCATCACGATTGAGCACCAGAAGTCATCACCGCCAGCTGCCGGGTCAACGGCCATCACATATTCACGGCCGATGAATCCAGCCTCGATACATTCGCCGTTGCATGCCAGTTCGACTAGGTCCGGCTGGTAGATCTGAGCATCGGATGCGACAAAGTCCAGCTCATACTCTTGCCGGAATGCTCGGTCAGTCAGCTTTGACCGTCGCTTAGTCTTCTCAGCCCACTTCGGATCTTTCGCGTAGATCGGAATGTCACTGTAGTGGATCTTGAATTTGTTCCATTCCTCTGCTGTATGCCAGAGGTTGCTGAACATGTTGCCCAAACCATTGGGCGTACTAATCATGATCAGCTTTCCTTTGTCCCCCAGGGTCGCCATCGTGGGTTGGACTGCGGTGAAGATCTGTTCTGCGCCGTCCAAGAAAGCGGCCTCATCCAAGACAACCACCGAAACACTCGGGATTCCACGAGCTGCACGAGGCGTAGCAGGCAGGAAGTAGATCGTTCCAAGGCCCTTAAATGACAGTTCACTATTTGATTCTGTCGTAAACTCGATTCCCGAATCAGCAATACTCGCCGCTTGTGCGCGAATCCGTTTACCGAGTGAGCCAGAGTCAGTTGCAGTTTTACTGAAGACACAAGCTGAAAAGCCTGGTTCAGTTAATGCCCGACACAACAAATATGAGCACACCGTCTCCGACGCGCCCACCTGCCTGCTCTTCAAAACAATCGTGTACTGGTTGTCGCAAATTGACTGAACCAGCTCCTGCTGAATCTTGAAAGGCTTAAAAGGTTTGATCGTGCCTGACGTCTTGATCCACGTCAGAGGGGCAAACTTTGACCACTCATCACAGGTTGGGAAGCGGGGGCGAAATGTCTCGCCCGTGTTTTCAAGCTTCCGCTTCTCCTCCGCCTGTATCCGCTCCTGGTGTAATCGTTCTAATTGGTTGAGCTTCGATAACAGACGACCTTGCATAACCCTCTAACTGTTCGATGCGGCGTTCGATGGTTCTCGTCTCGTATTGCTTTTGCGCCGAGTCAATCAGAATCTTGATTGCTTGTACCTTAACGCCGACACTTACATCAGGATCGTTACTGCCGACTATCTCACGCAGCTTAGCAATGGCCATCGGTAGCGCCTCAGAAGTCACTCCGAACGATTGCTGGAAGATCTCCTGCTGATACAGCCAGATCGTCTCGTTAAAATCCGTCTGTTTACGCCATGCACGAATCGTCTCTACAGAGCACTTAGCTCGACGTGCTGCATCCCTCCATGAACAACCGCTGGCTAGTGCCTGCGCTGCCAGGATTTGGCGTTCATTCAAACCATCCGGCCTTTGCATCTATTCCTCCAAGATTTTGAGCGGCTTCGTGAGCGGCCCACCGGATAGCGGCAGGCTGCAGCACTAAGGCCAGACGAGCGAGTTCAGTGACGATGCCTTTCAATTCATCGTGGTTGAGCTTTTCAATGCCCTTAATGAATTGTGCATAGCGCAGTTGATCGCCGACGCTAGGTTCAAGGTTATTCTTCATCGTCGTCCTCCTCGTCGGCCTCCATTGATTCGTGTTGCTCGGCCAGCGCGGATCCGATCTTGGAAATAAGAACCTTTAAGTATCCAAGGACTTGCTCCTCGTTACCCGCTTTAATTTCACGTTTGATTGCACGGAACAACTCCTTGTTTTCGGTAGTTGTGTGCCGTGATTGCTTAAGGCATTCACCAATGACCATCTCCATCGATGAATACTCAGCCTTTGCCTGCACACGCTTGGTGTAGGCGTAGGCGAGAACAGATGCCAACCCCCACTCATCGTATGAACGAACTAGGTCACCGTCTTCATCAATCTCCTCGTACTGTTGTGCAAGGGGGTGACGAAAAGCCGATGGGATGAGGGCAAGCGGTACAGCAGCGTCTGTTATGTACTCCACTGTGGTAATGCTCCTATCCCATCTAAACAAACATCAGGCAGCCGCTTCGTTCGCTAGCCGTACAACCCTGTAGGGAAGACGCCTATGCTCGAAGTTACTGTTAGCTGAAGCCAAGTCTCTGTCACTTAACGCTTTGATAACATATAGTTCCATTCGTGGTGCTTCGGTCTTGATCATCATGGCTGGGAGGAGCATGGTGTCTGCATCGCGATACTCAGATTAACGATCCTGAATGCCACTCATATTGAGTAAATACGGTTTAAGGCTGCAAAAAAGATAAACTTAAACGCCTTCAATAAGGTTTACATAATGAGGCACAAAAAAGCGGCCCTTTGACAGGCCGCTTGAGCAACTCTTCCATCGTTAGCCTAGCGAGTTCTAGTTCTATTGATCTTCAATATCGGGCCAATCAAGCCCCCATTCTTTGGCCAGACACTCGGCAGCTTCTGCGTGTAGGCCGTCTAATAGGTAGACGATCCTTTCGATAACCCATTCTTCGGTCAAGTTGAAAGCATCAACCGAGTTGACGTAATACACGTTGCCATTGCCGTCTTCTAGTGATAATGTTAGTCGTGATTTCTTCTTCGGACCATTCGGGGACCTTTACCTGATCTTTCGGTATTTGCCCCGTGTGTTTCAAGTAGGTCGTGAATGCACGGCCCCTGGGCTCGAATTTTGTTGTGGGTTGGTAGTTTTGATGACGGGCCATTACTTTGAAGCAGTTTTAGTGAGTCGGTGCTTAAGACAGGCTCTTACGACTTGGTCGTAAGTCATTTGTTGCATCTTGAGTATTTGCAATGTGGTGCAACCTGGAGTCAGTTCACCGACCGCTGCACGAACATCGATCATCGGCTCTGAAGAGTCCCATTCTTCAACAGGAAGTTGTCTGGTGAATTTGCAAACACACTGTTTGTTCCCAAAGGCGGCTCGATAGAGCTTGGTGCCGCACTTAAGTTGCAGTGGGGTCTCATCCCAATAACGTGCCATCACTTGAAATCAGCAAATTGTTGGTAGCAGGATTCCAGATAGTCGATCTGAAGTGATTCGATGCGCATCTGACGTGTGGTGTACGCCTCTAAATACGCCCGCTCCTGAGGTGTGATGTTCCCTGACCTAGATCGCTGCCAGACAGTGCGCAGCGCATCCTTTTTGGGGGTAAGTGCTGTTGTCTTGTCGTGGATCTCGATGAAAAGCTTGTCCCTCATAAGGACGTGCTTGATTAGGTGATTGGACCAACGCATGGCTCATGCAAACAATGGATGT